GAATATACAACACCTCTCTACACCACACCACAACGCACATGGGTAAAACTGACGGATGACGATGAAATTCCTTGGGATGGGGTCGATGCCAAATCTTTTGCAAGAGCCATTGAAGCCAAGCTAAAGGAGAAAAATAATTATGCGTAAGGTCTTGTTCCTGTCTTATCAATGATAAGAGCTTGTCTTCTAGGTTTACCGTTTGGATCATTGGGTACGCTGATATGAGTCCAACGATCAAACTCACGAATCACTTGGTCAAATGGTAAATCACTTTTAATGATTGTTTGAACAACTTGATCCGGTGTCATTCCGGGAATTCTTAGGTCAGCCGCACACCCTACACGATGTTGAGATGTGTCTTTTGAACCAACAGCATCATTCACGGCCTTACTGCGAAATGCAGAATTAACCATTACTGGTTTGTTATCCAACAGTTTTTTAACGTCTTCAAGAAATGTAGCCAAACGCAAAAGATTGGCTTTTTCTGATTCATTGGGAGTATTGTCAAATTCACGATGTTCTGTGATTGTCAATTCTTCAAGTGTAAAGTGTTCTGTGAGATTCATTATTTTGCGGGTGTTGATTGGTGAAGAAGAATGTCTTTGTTTTGGCTTGATGCAGAGCTACCAAAATAAAAAGCGATGATACCTGTCCAAGCTGTTCCAAGAGATCCAAGCATAATCATTAGAGCTTGACTTGATGAATCAACTTTGCCAGTCATAAGACCGCCAAGAATACCAAAAAATCCAACGGTTACCAATATTGCAAGCAAAGGCGGTATAAAACTTTTAGTGTTTGATTGCATATCCCTAGCTGATTTGCGATCTTGTACGGCTAGTTGCTCAAAGTCTAATCCCAATTCTTGAGCTTTTGCTTTCAATGCAAGTTCAGCAGATTGAATGCCAGCTATTTGGTCAGCGGTGAGCTTTCCAGAGTTAATGGTGTCTTGAACAGCACTAGGATCAACGCCTATTGCTTTGGATACGGCTTCTACTGCCATGCCCGCCAATGGGCCTCCTAATGCGCTTGCGATGGTAGGGGCGATTGATTCGATCCAACTCATTTTGTATCCTCCAAATGATATTTGCTTTTTTGATAATCTTGATGCACCCAATACATTAAGCCGGCTATTTCCAATGTTATCAAAAACACGGCAATAATGACAATTGCTCTAACTTGATATTTTTGAATAATTGCTCTACGTCTTCTAAGAGCTTCTTGTGCGGCTTTTTTGCCTCTCGCTCTGCGGCCTCCTGCTCCTTTCTGAGCTTTGCCCTTTCTTGTTCAAACTCTGTCCAAATCGCTCCCCAACCGGGCGTTTGGTAAATCAAAAAGTCTTTTAATTCTCTTTCCGATTCTTGCAATTGACGCAATTTCATAATATTGTCAAATGCACGTTTGTTTAGGCTTTCACCCCTAGCAGGAGGTTTTTTCTTTGATTCTTCAACAGCTACAGCCATTGCCTCGCTGTGTTCCATAAAAGCACCAATGTGCCCTGTAACTTCAGCAGTAATTTCGGCTACGTCACCGCCAACTTCTTTGGCTTCTTTGTAAAGCTCTACGCATCTTTTGACCCCTGCAATTGCTCCTTGAGCCAACGAAAATGCGGCTGAAATAGAGATAGGATCAAGCATTTTATTTTCTCAAAACTAACTCTAGCAGAAGTAAAATAATTGCGCCTGTTCCACCAATAAAGATGGTTTCCAAGCGTTTTAATCGAGCATTCACACCACGCATTTGCTGATCTATACCCTCATACCGAACAGCACATACATCAACGTGAGAGTCGATTTTCTTATCCACGTCTGCTAGAGTAGTCATTTTAGGCGGCAGGTGTAGTTTCTACGGGAGCTTCAGTAAGTTGTGATGCGTTTGCGGCATCTTCCAGAGCCTTCATTTGTGCGCCTACAGCTTGTTGAAAAGTGATTACAAGCATAGCAGTCTCAGCCGATGGTTTTGAAGCAATATAGCCCCAAACTTGGTTAACCAAACTGGCGGGGATTGTAATGGGTTGATTTTGAAAAATTTGGTCAGGTGTTAGCATCATGTTTCCTTTGAAATGGCGGTATTGCCAAAAGTATTATATCAAGCAATGTTTGCGGCTTTCAAGCGTGATCTAAGTGATTTAAGCTCTGCAATGATATTGGCCATCATTTCCGGCGCAGACAAATCAATATTTTGATAAATAGGTTCGCCTTTTGAATCAACAGCATTTGCTTCACCCACTACCGCACCAGCTACAACAGCTTGCACTTCATCGGCAATAAATCCAACATCAGCTTCACCAGAATTTATCCAAGTAAATGTTCTAGGTTGCAAAGCGTCAATAACAGCTCCACTATTAGAATAATTTTCAATATTGGTTTTTAGTCTTCTATCAGAAGTTGTTCCGTAAAGAACAGACGTGCTTGTTGGAGATGAAATTGCTCCTGCACTTAAATAAGAAGATGGCGATCCAGTAAAGAAAGTAAAATGATAATTTCCAGAGTAATTTGCTAATAAAGAAGCGTAAGCAGTAAATGATGCGCTACTACCTGCTGTTAAATAAACACCTAAACCATTTGTTGTTGATTCAATATAAGCGGTTGTAGGATTACTTGAAAAAGCGGTTGCTGTTCCAGAATTGGTAATTGTTAATCCGTTAAAAGGATAAGAAGTAGAACCCAATCCAACAGCAGATGATCCTCCGGGAGCAGATCCGGGAATTAAATTCGTAGATCCACCCGATGTGTACAAATAAATGTTAGAAGTTGAATTCCCAAATCCAATAACTGATGATGAATTTGCAATACCATAAGCAGTACCTGTAGGCCCTGCTGATGTAGCACCAATTACAGTACCGGCAAAACTTGCATTTGTGGTTGTAATATTGTAAACATTACAAACTTGTTGAAGCGTTGGAATAGATGGAGAACCCCAAGTTCCATCGCCACGCCAAAACGTAGATGACGATGCTCCACTACCATTATTTAAATTGCTAACCGGCAAATTGCCAGTAACTTGAGAACTTAAATTGATACCAGATATTGTTCCGCCAAGCGTAATATTTCCTGATGTGGTAACTGTGCCTGATAAAGTAAGACCATTAACAGAACCTGTTCCGCTTACACTTGTAACTGTTCCGCTTCCACCGCCTGATGGAGTAACCCATTGACCATCATTTCTTAAAAATGTAGAAGTGCTTCCCGATGGAGCTGGAATAGAATAAGAACCCCAATTAAATGCTGTAGACAAGTAGAAAGACGACCAATAAAAACTTGATGATCCAAGAGATATATTTTGATTGGTTGTTGATGTGGTCGTAAATGGAATAAATGCCGCACCCGCTAAAGCAACTGTATTTGGCGAACCACCACCAAAATTATTTTGCATTCCAACGTATGCGGATTGAGTCGTCATTCCATATACAGTTACACCAGTTTGATAATTAACTTGGTCACCTAAACCCAAAGCCAATGTTGGTGATGTAGAGTTGTCACAAGCAACACCAATGTTTAATGTTGTATAAATTCCGGCGTTTGTTACATTTTGCAAATTAGGGACAGAGCTAGAAGTTGATGCCCATGTTCCATCGCCACGCCAAAACGTACCTGCTGAAGCGTTTGTTCCGCCATTTAAATGCGTAACTGCTAAATTACCGGTAACACCTGTAGATAAGGGTAAACCAGTAGCATTCGTTAGCACAACGGCTGAAGGCGTTCCCAATGCGGGAGTTGTAAAAGTTGGACTGTTGGTTAAAGCTAAAACTGTTCCCGAACCACTTGTTGTATAGGAAGTTCCCCAAGAGCTACCTGTTGAATTTGGAATTCCTGCGGGAGGATAAGAACCACCACCACCTCCTGTTGCACTAAGAGTTCCACCGGTAAAAGTAAGATTAGAACCAATAGTTACAGAACTAAATCCACCAGATCCATTTGCGTAAAGAATGCTTGAACCTGTAGTTGGAGGGGCATAATTAACACCAGAACCGCTATATACAAAAGAATTAACAGCATTAAGCCAACTTGCGGGAATAACGGTTGAATAGTCTACAAATGTAATTGATGCCATTTTTAATCCTTAGAATGTTATCGAACCTGATGAGGTGAATGTATATATGATATATCCATTGGCAGTTGTTTGTGTAGGTGAGCCTGTGGTACTTGTGGCTAGTTTATAGGTGTTGGGGTAACGGATGATGACTATACCTGAACCACCTGCGGCTCCTGTTGCAGGCCCATTAAACCCACCTGAACCACCACCACCACCTCCAGTATTAGCAGTTCCAGCAGTAGCATTAGATGAATCACCACCTCCATTACCTCCACCCCCAACACCACCCCTTCCGTAAGTGGTTGTTTGATTTCCAATACCTCCACCACCACCGCCAGCATAAGCCGTTACTGTGCCTGAAATAGAACTTGCAATTCCTGCACCCCCATTACCAGCTATTGATGTTGCTGGCAATCCAACTGTTCCAGCACCACCACCACCACCATTTACAGAATTATTTGAACTTCCACCAGTACCGCCAGCGTTTCCTTGGCCTGAAATACCTGCACCACCAGATGTTTGTCCAGCATCCCATCTGCCACCGCCTCCGCCAGAACCACCAGAGCTACCAGCAGTTGCATAACCTTGCCCACCACCCCCACCTGATGCTACAAAATTTCCTGTGGTTGCGCTTGATGATGTAGCTAATAAAACTGAATTTCCACCAGTACCTGCATTACTTGCTGTAGTTCCTCCTGTGCCACCAGCACCAACAGTAACCCAACATTGAATTCCTTGCGTTATGGAAGAAAACCCAGAAAGCAAACCACCTGCACCGCCGCCCCCGCCATTAGCATAACCACCACCTCCACCACCAGCAACCACAAGGTACTCAACAACAGGCGGAGATATGCCAGTCCAATTTTGTGCTTTGACAGCTTGGCTTACTTGGGATAGTGACCAAATGCCACTAAATTGAGCCATGTTAAGCTCCTAGGGTTACTTCAACCCAAGACTTGGTTGCCTCATCCCAACTGTAATGCTTGCCATCAGTAGGCATAGGTGTAGGTGCTTCCCACAAATATGTTGTTTGGTTTTTTGTCCATGATGGATAAGGTTGAGGAGCAGCAAAGCCAGTACCATCCCAAGAATAACCAATTCCTGCGTAATTCTTGTGTAATGGTGTGCCACCCAAAGCATGAACATTTCCATGCGTGTTGTAACTGGTTTGAACCCATTCTGATGGGTCACCCCAATGTCCAAGTGCTAGTGTTTCAGCATCAATAACGATCACGTTATCAACGATTCCATTTGTGATGTGAGCAAAGTGCGCCATAAGAACTCCTTAAAATGTGATTGTGCCTGAACTTGTCCAGACATAAATTTGATAGCCCGAATTGTATAAAACCTGTGGGCCACCTGTAACTGATGCAGGAGGAGCACAGTTAGCAGGGTATCGAATGATGACTATTCCTGAACCGCCGTTGCCAG